TCCCGAAAAATTCTACCTTCACCGATCTCAACCCCCGACCCCCCTTTTTTGCTTGTATTATAGCTGACGCTGGCGCTTTACAATCAAATTCACACGTGTATAAACTATAAAATACTTATGAATCTTGATACTTTAACCACTGATCAATTACGAGATCGTGTAGAAAAATTATATATTGAACACATAAAACTTTGCCAAGACAATTTTTTATATTTTGTACAATCAGTTTGGCCAGATTTTATATGCAGAAAAGAAAAGGATCCTAAAAAGTGGGGGCACCATCAGCACATTGCATCTGAACTAACAAACATTGCAAGAGGCTCAAAAGGAAGGCTCATTGTTAATATGCCTCCTAGACATACTAAATCTGAATTTGCGTCTTATTTATTTCCTGCTTGGTACATCGGAAAGTATCCAAAGAAAAAAATTATGCAGGTATCACACAACGCTGAACTAGCAGGTAGGTTTGGTTCTAAGGTTCGAAACTTAATTGATAGTCCAGAGTACAAACAAATATTCGGGGATGTTAAACTACGGGAAGATAGTAAAGCAAAAGGTAGGTGGGAAACCAATCATGGTGGTGAATACTTTGCAGCGGGTGTTGGCGGTTCGATCACAGGACGAGGGGCCGATTTGCTTATTATCGACGATCCACATACAGAGCAAGACTCATTATCAGATTCTGCTATGGAGAGAGCGTACGATTGGTATAACTCTGGACCTAGACAACGTTTACAGCCAGGTGGTTCCATCTTGTTAGTAATGACTAGATGGGCTCAAGATGATTTGACAGGAAGATTATTGAAGGCTCAATCTGAACCTAAAGCTGATACATGGAAACTAATAGAGTTTCCTGCAATACTTCCTTCAGGTAATCCTGTGTGGCCTGAGTATTGGAAGAAAGAAGAACTAGAAGCAGTCAAAGCATCTATTACTCCTAGAAATTGGAACGCACAGTATATGCAGGATCCTGTTGCAGAAGAAGGAGCGATCATAAAAAGAGATTGGTGGCTTCCTTGGAAAGGAGAGGTTCCATCTTTGAAACATGTCATACAAAGTTATGATACTGCATTTTCTAAAAAAGAAAGTGCTGACTATAGTGCAATTACCACATGGGGTGTATTTGAACCTACAGAAGGAGACTCTTGTTTAATTTTATTAGATGCTGAAAAAGGACGATGGGATTTTCCTGAATTAAAAGCTGTAGCTTTTGAAGCTTATAAATATTGGGAACCTGAGTCTGTTGTAGTTGAGGCCAAAGCAAGTGGACAATCTTTAATACAAGAATTAAGACGTGCTGGTATACCTGTGATGGATTTTGTTCCTTCAAGAGGGAAAGACAAACATTCTAGAGTTAATGCTTGTGCTCCTGTATTTGAGTCTCAAAATATTTATTATCCTGATGGTGCTCATTTTGCAGAGGAAGTTATTGAAGAATGTGCAGCGTTTCCTTTTGCTCAACACGATGACTATGTGGATTCTATGACCCAAGCTGTGTTAAGATATCGTCAAGGAAATTTCGTTTCAACTTATTTAGATGAACCCGAAGGTATGCGAGTTGAAAGAGATTATAAGTATTATTAATTATGGCTTTAGACTCGAACAAAATTGCAGATAATTTTATTGATCAAATCAAACAAGGAAGTTCTCCAACTCCTAAAATAGATAACACTGTTGTTGTAACAGATGACACGGATCCGTCGGCGATTGGCGGGTTAGCTGCTTTAGGTGCTACTATTGTTGGAGCTGGTGTCCTAGCAAAAAGAATACCTGGAGCTAGAACGTTATTACAAAATTTAAAAAAAGATATCACACCTAATAAAACATTTACACCTAATAAACCTGTAGAAGAAATTGCAGATATACCAACGGCCACCGGACAATCATCAGAACTAATTACAACACCAAGTAAAGAATTAGTTATAGGTCGTTCAAGAATCGGTGAAGTACAAAACATTCCTTTTACTCAAGGTAAAGGTTACACCGAAGCAAATCCATTAGTAGGATCAGCTACCTTCGATAGAATTATGGAGGCGCCATTTGAAAAAGGTACCGCTAAACAATGGTCTGATTGGTTAGTGAAAGCAAACAGAGCAGATTTAAAAATAGCGACAGGTCCGTTGACGGGTGTCTCTCGTAGAGTTTCACCTGATGAGTTAGATGAATTAAATATAATTAAATTTGATAAACAAGGAAAAGGTGAGTCTGGTTTTCTAAAAGTTATGGACGATCAAAAAATGGAAGTAGATAGAGAAACTCTACTAGAGTTAGTTAAGAACTCTCCCGTTAATAAATTAAAAACAATAAGATTAGGAGTAAGAGGAGATCCAGAAGGTGATTTTATATCTATTCAATCATCGTTTCGTGATGCAGTAAATAAATCAGGAGTCGACACAAGTAGTGGTAATGCAGAGATATCAGAGTTTGTAGAAAGAATTAATAATAATTTAAGAAAAGTTATTAATGGATCTTACGCACAAAAAGAATCTATTCCTTCAGGAATTTATACAGAGATTCAAGACGATTTAGTTAAGATAGGAAGACTAGTAGATAACCCACAAGACTTTTCAAAAATATTAGTTAACTTTAATAGAGACTTAGGTAAATATAATTCATATAGTAAAAAATTAGATAAACCAGAATTTTTAAGATTTAGAAGAGATAAATCGGAAAATCCTAATTTCTATCCTACTTACAAAACAGGTATGGGTTACACTTATAAAATGGATGCGGGAGAAAACTTTGTTGAAGATGTAGTTTTCTATCCTGGAAGAGTGCCTAACACTGCAAAAGGAAAATTTAGTCCAATAGATGAAGTGCATTATATTGATAATGAAATAGGATTTATAAGATATGATGATTTAGCTAATCCTAAATTAAACGAAAGATTTGGTTTGAAACCAAATGCAAGACATTTAAGAATTTCAGAAATACAAACAGACATACACTCTCCTCAATTTAGTGATAACAAAGCTACTTATTTTAAGCGTAAAATAAATCCTTTCAACAGAGATGCAGAACTAGAAATTTTAAAAAAACAAAGAGCTGAACTATTAGCAAAAAAAGAACCTTTCGAAGAACTTGGTAGAGGTATTTCAGGATTGACTAAAAATCAAAGACAAGAACTTGCAAGAATTAATTATGAGATTGGACAATTAGAAAAATCTGGTTTGTCTAAATTAATAAATAACCAAGTGATAGAAGATACAACAGCAGCTCCGTTATCTAGATCTTGGCCTGATTATGCTGCCAAAAGTATTTTAAGAACAATGGCAGAAAGAGGAATCAATGCTGTTTCTGTAGTTCCTTCTCCAATGAACAAAGCAATCAAGATGCCTTCCTTCAGCACTTTAGGAGATGAGATAAATTATGGTTTGATGGATGGTAAAGCGTTAATAAAAACTGCTGATGGTTCAATTAAAAAAACAAACCAGCTAGCAGTCAATGTAGCTCCTTTTGCAAAGTTAGCAAAACAATATGGTGCTAAGTTTGAATTGTTTCCTATGCCTAAAAGCAATCCAGATAAACCTTTTAAAGTAATAGCAGAATATACTACTAGAGGAGGAAGAGATGGAAAAAATATTAAAGCTGAAAGAATACATTACAATAAAAAAATAGGAGATCAGTACATTTACGAAGATCATGTTGGAGCGGCTAATTCTTACGATGAAGCATTAGAGATTATGAGAAACAGAGAAGGTGTTATTGGAGACAGAGGTAAACTAATTATAAAAGAAATGGGTTCAGGTAATCCTGATTTATATGAGAAAGTACCTACATTAATTGCTTCTGATGATGTATTAAGAAAATTTTTATTACCAATGAAAGCTTATATGAAGGTTGGTGGATTTGTAGACAAGACCAATATATTTAAAGGCCTATTATAGATTTTGTTAATAAAATGCTTTACACTGTACAGATAATTCTATAGGAGGAAATAATGAGTTTAAAAAAGAAACTAAAAAAGCTTGGTAAGGCAGCTGTAGTAGCTGGTGCAGCTTACGGAGCTTCAAAAATGTTAGGTCCAAAATCAAGTGGATTTCTATCATCAGGCGCTGCTGGTGGACAAAGATTACCAAAAGGTGATGCATTCGCTAGAGCAAAAAAATTAATGACTTCTAACGAAGCAGTTAGAGGTGTTAGAAAACCAATGAAAAAACCAAGCATTACAAAAAGAGTAATGGATGCAGTTAATGTTTACAGAAAAAAAGGTTTAAATACAGGTCCTGGTCCTAATATTAAAAAAACTGATTCATTAGCTGACAAAGTGTTAAGTGGAAATGTTATTGGATTAGGAGATATGGACGGAGCTAAATACGGAAAAATGATAGAAGCCAAAAACGGTAAATACGTTAAGGCATCTTGTAAATTAGGAAGAAATAGAAAAACATTAATTACGTAATAAATGGCTATTGAAACTGATAACCCAACCAACGAAGAAGTTGAAGTTGAGGAAGAGGCAGTTATTTCATTACCACCTGAAGAAGGTGAAGAAGTAACTGAGGAACCTGAACAAGATTTCTATGGAAANATTGCTGANACAATTGANGATAAAGCATTATCTCAATTAGCTTCTGACTTAATTTCTGAATACCAGAAAGACAAAGAGTCTAGAAAAGAATGGGAAGATACCTATAGAAATGGTTTAGATCTTTTAGGATTTAAATACAAGTCAACAACACAACCATTCAAAGGAGCAAGCAACGTTACTCATCCATTGTTGTCTGAAGCGGTTACTCAGTTTCAATCCCAAGCTTACAAAGAGTTACTTCCAAGTGATGGTCCTGTAAAAACTAAAATAGTTGGATTACAAAATGAAATGGTTGAAGCTCAAGCACACAGAGTAAAAGATTTCATGAACTATCAGATCATGGAGAAGATGGAAGAATATACTCCTGAGTTTGATCAATTATTATTTTACCTACCACTTGCAGGTTCTGCGTTCAAGAAGATATACTATGACGCTCTGATGGAAAGAGCTGTTTCAAAATTTATTCCTGCAGAAGATTTAGTAGTTCCTTACTTTGCAACTGACCTAAAAGATGCTCCTAGAATTACACACGTATTAAAACAATCAGAAAATGATNTNTTAAAAAAGATGGCTTCAGGATTCTACAGACAAGTAGATTTNATGAAACCACAAAAGAAAGATAACAAAATTCAAGATAAGTATAATGAACTAGAAGGTGTTAAACCTGTTGAAACAAACGATTACATTTATAGTGTTTTAGAAATGCATGTTGATTTAGATTTATCAGATTACATTGCAGATAACGAAGAAGATAAAATCAATATTAAAATTCCTTACATTGTAACTATAGAAGAAGGGACAAGGAAAGTATTATCTATATACAGAAATTATAAACCTGAAGATCCTAAATTTACTAGAAAAGAATACTTCACACATTTTAAATTCTTACCTGGTTTAGGTTTCTATGGCTTCGGTTTAATTCACATGATCGGTGGCCTGTCTAGAACAGCAACTACAGCTCTAAGACAACTACTTGATGCAGGTACATTATCAAACTTACCTGCTGGATTTAAGTCTAGAGGTATGAGAATCAGAGATGATGACCAACCAATACAGCCTGGAGAGTTCAGAGATGTGGATGCACCAGGTGGAAACATTAGAGATCAGTTTCAATTACTACCTTTTAAGGAACCAAGCACAACTTTATTTAACCTTTTAGGTTTTTGTGTTGATGCAGGAAGAAGATTTGCATCAATTGCTGACATGCAAGTGGGCGATAGCAACCAACAAGCTGCTGTTGGAACAACAATTGCTCTGTTAGAACGAGGTTCTAGAGTAATGTCAGCTATTCACAAGCGTTGTTATTATGCAATGAAGCAAGAATTTAAACTTTTAGCTTCAGTTATTGCAGAATATTTACCTCCAGAGTATCCATATGCAGTTTATGGAGCAGAAAGAATTATAAAAGTAGCAGATTTTGATGAAAGAGTTGATATTTTGCCTGTTGCAGACCCAAATATCTTCTCAATGTCACAAAGAGTGACGTTAGCACAGACACAATTGCAAATTGCACAGTCAAATCCACAAATTCACAACATGTATGAGGCTTACAGACGTGTTTATGAAGCTTTAGGCACTAAAGAAATACCTCAAATACTAAAACCAGACCCAAAACCTTTTCCAAAAGACCCTGCAATGGAAAATATGGAGGCATTACAGATGCAACCACTAACAGCTTTTCCAGAACAAGACCATGATGCTCATATTGCAGCGCATTCAGCGTTTATGAGAACTAGAATGGTGCAGATTAACCCAATGG